AGCAGTGTGTTCATCAGTATTACCAGTGTGAATAAGGATATACTCAAAATTAGGAACCTCACGTACCCATAACATTCCTTTGTGCATTTCCCCATACTTCTTTAAATATCTACCATGAAATCCTCCCACCGTCCGGAGAGTAATGTTATATGTTCCTGCAGGGACTCTGGTTTCACCATATTTTTTATTGTCCCTGTGTTCGTCTTCAAGCGTGTAACATAAGAACTCTCGCTTGTCGTCTGTAATGTCAAATAATATTCCATTGGTTGAGTCTTCTTGGCTGCTAAATCGTAATACTTCTAATTTCATTTTATTTTATTTTAAAAATCTGATGCGTCTTTAATTTCTTTTTGTTTTTTCTTTTTACGAAGAGTTTCTTTGCGCTTTTCAATACCTTCTTTTTTACGCTTTTCTTTAGCTAACGTTTCTATTAAATCATGCTCTTCGTTTTTAACGCCTACGTCCCAGGTTTTCCAACCAAGTGCTAATGCTATACGCTGCCATGCTTTATTACGAGCATCAAGTGCTTCAGATATAGAATTTATTTCATCATACACACGATCTAAAGGAACGTTTGCCACACCAGACACTAAACTACCTAAAATTGCCCAATTAGGCCCTAGGTTAACTCTGCCATTAGCAGTAATTGCCCAACCTCTTGCAGCAATAGCATCTTCTTCAAATCGCTTAGTTTGAATTGCATTATATAGTTTTCTAAACTTAGAACCTATTGGAGGGGAAGCATTAAATGCAGCTAGCAGAGTATAAGCATGGTCAGCCATAAATCCTCTCCCTTCTTGAGTATAATATTGTTGAATAGTATTTTTAATTGTAGAAACAATTGCACCATAAACGCCTGAACCACGAAGAATAGTATCTACCATACTATTAACTGTTTTTAATAATTTCTTATCGGCATTTTTCTTACGTATTTCGTCATCTTCTTCATCATCAAAGAATAAACCAAACATTGCGCTTTGCAAAGCAGAGAATATAAAGTTCTGTATAAATCCATAATAAAGAATCTTGCTTATATGCTCTTTAGCATCCCCACGACCATTTATAAGGTCCTGACCGGCTTTTTTCATCAAACGAGTGTATTGCATAGGGGTATTAGCAAAAGCTAATATAAAGCGTCCTAAAATTGATCTTTGCTGTTGTGATACTAATGCTGGGTCAGAAGACTGCTGTGCAACGTCCGACGCTTTAGAAAAATCTTCAAATGCTTTTTCTTCAGCTTTCTTTTGCGACATTCCCTGCTTTAAATATGTATTTATACGGTTGCGGTAGAAAGTAGCGCCACCTGTGGCAATAGCCATACTATCTGCGATTTGTGTAGGCGTAAACCCTATTTTAAGCATGTAAGCAAGGATAGCTTGTGGGCTATTTTTAGACCTACCTGCTACCTGAGCAATTTCAGATTCACTAACGTCTTGTTTCAAACCACCACGACGCTCTTTTAACTTGTCAGAGTTAAATATAAACACGAAGTCTTTCCAGTATTGTTTTTGGTTTGCAAATGCTGCTGCAGCTTTTATAGGATTGTTATCTGACCAATTTATAAAGTTGGTAAATGATAACATCTGTAATAACGCTGAACGACGGTTAAAGAACATGATTGCTCCTGTAGAACCGTTAATCCAATTAATCCATTTGTTAGTTTGAATATTAGCACCTGAAGGACGGTTACTACCGTTTTTCATAGCGTATATCGAATCTTCAAGAGCTTCACGATGCTTTCTACCTTTAATAGCCTCAACTTTATTAAGTGCAGCCTCATCAAATATTGCATCTACGTTTGTAATAAACTGTGCAAGTATATCTTTACGACCGACTTTTTCAGTCATACTGTTAAGATCGGACAATACAGAATCACCAAGCCAAAACTCAGAAGGTTTAGGCCATGCTTCACGACGACCAACAATAAGTAACGCTTCAGCAAAATCAGCAAGCGCTGGATTGTCCAAAATAGCATTTTCTAAATCGTTTCTGTCTTTATCACTTAATCCCGGAACCTCTGTACCCGCAAGACCCCACATATATACGCGAAGCGCGTGGTCATAAGTAAATGGGGTACCAGGTACAGGTTCCTCAAGCATTTTGTATTCATCTTTAAACTCTGTAGTAACAACTTTAAATTCTCTCTTAATAAGTTGTCGCATAGCGTCTATAGCAGCAATACCTCTAAAGTACGGGTCCATAAGGTTCTTTTCAAAGAACTCCATATCTTTTTCCCCCTGCTTACCTTGCCCTGCAAAAGCATAATGTACTAAGCCTCTAAAGTCGTCAGCGCCAGGCGCAATAAAGAATTTAAATCTACCTTTATCTTTACCTAAAATTTGAGCTCTAGTCCTAGATATTTCTGTTCTGCCGTCAATACCACTCTTTCTTCTAAGTATTGCGTTAAACTGAGCATTTAATGCTGATGGTTCTGGAAAACTTGCCGAATATTTTCTTTTGCCTTTTTCAAAAGCTTCGGACATTACAGCTTGTTTAGCTTGAGCTGATTTAGAACTAGAGAGGTCAAGATTATTTTTTTTCATAAATTCAGTAAGCTTGTTACCTCGATAGCTACCGTTTTTACTTATACCTGTAACTTCAGCTATAGATCTACCTGATGGTAATATAAGACTCTTAGGATCTATACCGCCATCTTCTTTACTTACTACACTGTTAAAATATCTGTCGTACCAATTACCTTCTAATATGTTCCATCCTTTTGGTAATGTTGATCTAAAAAACTTGCTAGATTTTTTATCATCAGCTTTGTTTAGTGCTACTACTACGTAGTTTTCCGCAACAGCTTTATAAAATGTATTGAAATTAACACGTGCGCCAGCTAGTAGTTTTTTCTTTTTGTTTTTCTTTTTGCTTGGATGTACCGCTAACGCTTTATTTAATAAAGTGGTAGCCACTATCATGCTTGGTACTGCATGCTCTATCGTTATATCTTTTCTTTCAAAATCTTTAGACCAAGCGCCAATCCTAGCTAATCTATGTGGGTGGTTTACATCGTTTACTGACAAAGACATAAACGTACCTACAACTCTTGCGCTATTAATATCTTTTTTTATAGCTTCAGCTGCTCTTTCCCACATAGCTTCATGTATAGCTTCTACATATAGGTTATAAGCTAAAACGTCACCTTCTACAGTAGCTCCTTTCGCTGCGTTTTCTCTTAAAAATATATTTTTTGCCGTTAAAAATATTTGTTTTTTCCCTAGATTACCTTTTTTAGTAAATCTTTGGAATTTAGGGCGTGATATATCAACACCTTTTATAGGAGGGCCAAATTTAGATTCAGGTATTGATTGTATTTTATCTATTACTTGTTGCTGAAGCGCTGAAAATTCCGCGTCAGTTAGTTTTTTAGATGTTTTACCTAAGCTTCTTTTATTACTTAACAAGGGGCTATATTTTGTACCTGGTGTCAACCAAAACCATTTAGGCATTAATGGTACTAAGATTGTTTCAATATCGTTTAAATATTGTTCAAATTGTTTAGGATCAGATAAATCATATCTGTCTTTTAATCCATATTCATTTAATAACGCATCTATATTTTGATCTGAAACCAGCTGCCTGCCAAATCTACCTATATCTGTATTTCTATCGTAACTAAAATATTCAATAAGCGCAGTTCTTTGCTCATCGACGGCACTAAAAGAAAACTTAACATTTCCACGTTCAGCTTGTCTTTTAAACTCAGGCCCCATGCTTTCTGCATTTTCAACACCACTACGTTTTTGGTTTTCTATAATAGCCTGTGCAATAGGACCGTTTTCGTCAAAAGACTTTTTAATAATATCAAAAGTAATTTCTTCCGCTATAGCTTTAGCTAAAGACTCTTTCTTACCTCTTAAAGGTGCACCTTTAGAATCAACTACCGCTGCTAAAAATTCAGCATCAGATATTGCACCAACAATTTTAGGCACCCTTCTAACCATGTCTGCACCGGACGTGCGCCCAGCTAAATCAGTAGACATTGCCTCTCTATCTATCTTTTTACCTTTCCAGTCAGATGTCCATACACCCTCTACTCTTTTTTGAACAGCAAAAGGCATTGCTTGGCTTAACCATGTGGTCGACATGTTTTCTAAAATAGCAGCTTTGTTGCGTAATAAAAATTTACGTAACTCTCCATCTTTTTTGCCGCCCATTGCTTTTTTAAGGTCAATGTCAACCATTTTACCCGCTTCTTTTTTAATCTCCCTAATTAAAGGAGTAACGGTAACATTGTTGCTTATTTTAGCGTCTATACGTGATTTTACAAGAGTAACTATTCTAAGAACTTTTTGCTCAATATCTTTTACAACATCTTCACTAACCACTTTTCTTCTAAGTAAGCTTTTGTATTCAGGCTTTTCAGATACTTGATTACTATCTGTAGTAGTGTCTTCCGCAATTTGTTTAGCCCCCTCGTTATCTGTGCTTGTGGTTTGTTTTTCGCGAGCGGCTTCTGTAGCTAGCTTTTTATTGATGTCAAGTGCAGCAAAATTAATATTAGCCATAAGGAATTCCACAAATCCTTCTGCGCCAATTACTTCATTACTCCCTTTTCTTTTCTTTTCAGGGTCAAAATTAATAAGGCGTTCTTCTAAAGACTCTATTAGACCTCTAACTTTTTCTGTTTGACCTGGAAACTTGCTCACTATAAAGTTGTGTACTGGTTGTCCAGGTTGCATTAGCATGTATAAATCCGTAAACCCGGGATCAGATTGAAATTCAGACTTAGTTTTAGCGTTTTTAGGCTGAACATCTTTAATTACATTAAAAAGCTCTTTTTTGGTGCTAACCGAAAACGATCTTTTCCCAGGTTGACCACTATCCGTTTGTTCACTAAGCACTTTTTCAGAGGCTTTTAATTTTAGTTTAGCTGCGCCACTAAGTTTACCTCTTTTTATAGATTTTTGGTAATCTTTAACAAATTTTAAAACATCTTCACCTGTTTCAAATTGCTTATCAATACCAAGCGCAGCTTTAATCTGGGTAGAAATCCATCTTCCAATTTCCAATAAAAGGGGTTCAGACATGCTAATTTCTTCTTTTGCTAAAGCGTCAGAAAAAGCAGTAATGTATTCATCAATATCTTTACCAGACACCGTGCCGTCTTCATTAAAAACAATGTCATAACCAGCTATATTATTTTTTAGCTTATTAAATTGCTTTTTAGTTATTTCCCCTTTTTTATATTGATCTTGTAATTTTTTTAATTCGTTATTTCTAAAATTAACGGCTGCTCTTATTCTTTTTTCAATTTCAATATTCCCACCTGCGATTATTGCATCTCTAAGCTGATTAATTATAGCTTCTTTATTAGGGTTTGATTTTAATTCAGCATACAATACGCGGTGTAGTAATTCGTGAGAACCTACGCTTATAGCTAAATTTTTTGAAGCAACCTCTAAATTTATATAAATCTGACCATCTACTTCTACAAAGCCATCAACGTTTTCAGCTATTTTGCTGTCAATACCCGCTTCAATCATTTCTTCTATGGTATTAAATACTTTTACTTTATCAACACCAAGTATTTGTTGTACAATAGAAGCTTCTTTTTCCGTTTGTTTTGCAGCAGCATCTTTTATAAGGTTTTCAATTTTGCCGTCAATTTCTTCAATTTTAGCATCTAAAGGCCCATGGGTAACAGGGTTACTACCCTTTTTAGCTTTTTCAGCCTGGGCTCTTTCTTCAAGGAGAACAGCTACTTCGACAGCATCAACACCTTGGTTTCGCATCCATTTTGGAATATTAACTTCTTGATTAGCTACAGCTTTTGCTTGAGATATTAAGGTTTTAGCATCTTCTTTTGTTATTCTACCTGCTTCAACCATTGTGTTAAGAAGCGCGTTTGAGCTTTTAATATCTTGAGACATTAAATAAAGATTTTCAAATCTTTTTTCTTCATTGCCTTTATAGCCAATATTGCGAATATTTACACTACCTATAGCACCTGCAGTTATAAAAGAAAGAGCGGTAGTTTCCATAAAATCTTTTAAACTATATTCCGCGTCTAATATTTCTTTTTTAGCTAATCGATTAATGTTTTTGTTAACAAATAGTGTTTCTCCTGCTTGCTGTATATTTTCTTGTACAACTTCTTTTGCACCTTCCCCAGAAAAATCTTTTATAAACTTAGCCCCTTTACCAACACTAGCTGTTAAAGAGCTGCGAAATGCTTCTAGCTTTTTATCAGAACGTATAAAATCAGCAACAGCTCTGTTTGTAGCATTTGATTTTGTTAAAAAATCATCTAATTTATTTAAGGCTTTAATCCGCGGGTTTATGGGACCCGTTGCTGCGTATAAAACAGCCATTTGCTGGCTGGCATCTATTGCTAAAGCTTCAGCTTCTTTATCCGTCAATCCAGCTTTTCTAGCTGCCGAATAAGTATTTTCATACCCAATAGAAGCGCCATAAAAAGTTTGAAAAACTGTAGCATCAACCATAGCCGCATTAAAAGGTAATTTAATACCGAATTGGCCGTAAGTGTCAGCGCTTATACCTTTCCAATTCATACCCCTTCTATTGCCCGCTTTGTTCGTAGCGGCCATGTATTTTCTTAAGCTTTTAACATTTTTAAAATTATTAATAGAAGCTATATATTTTTCACTAGCAGCCATTCGCAACTGTCCCGTGGCTCTTGTTAGCAATATTTGCCAACCAATATTACCAATTACAGCACCGGCAGCTCCCATTCCTCCTCTAATGCTTATGTCATAATCTCTTTCTGTAGATTGTAAAGCTAAATCATTTATTTCTTTTAGCTGTTTAGAATCTAAAATAGAGGTTACATTTAGCCCGGCTTCAGTGTCAAATATTTGGCCGTCGTCTTGAACAATAAACTTTCTATCTTTATAATAAACTACATCTCCTTTATCTGTAGAAATATACCCTAATTGGTTATTAACGCGTTCTTGTTGATATTTATCCCAAAGTAATCTATCTCTGCGGGTGGACACATTTGTAGTTAATCCTGTAAAATCGCCTATAGTATCCATTACCCGATCTTGTATATATCTTATACTTTCTAAGCCTGCACCTTCGAAACCTATAAAAGCGTCAACAACACCTTGTTTAAAAGGGTCTATAAATTTTTCGAATTCATTTCGGTTTAGTTTTTCAGCATAATCTTCTGCTATTTTGCGCTCAATTCTTAAGTCACCATTTACAGCAGCGGGAAATGCAGCTTTTCTATATGCATCAAATTCATTAAGCTTATAAGATTCTTTAACAGCATTTAAAATGTAATTTTCACCAGGTCGATTACTTATTTTTGTATAAAGTTTATAAGCCCCATCAAAACCAACAGATTCATTAAATTTTTCTTTATTGCTATTATAAAAATCTATAAAAGACTTTTTAGAAGTATGCTCAATATCAGAATCTATATATGTGTCTAAAAAACCTCTAAGTGTTTTTTGCTTTAACTCTTCTAAGGCTACACTAGCATTTTCTGTGTCAGAATAATCGTGAGCGAACAACCCATCGTTATAAAGACCGTCTTTTACATCTTGTTCAAAGTCTTCAGCAAGCCCATTTTTGTTTAGCCAACCCTGGAAATCAACAAGATTAATACCGATAGCTTCTAGCTGAGAAGCGTCGTAATACTTAGCAATAAAATCGTAGGTCCCTTCTTCGTTATATTCTATATATTGACTTTTAGAAGGCAAGTTTAATTTTGCTTCTTCTATTTCAAAATTTACATCCTCTTCTGTAGTAGTTGGAGTACCGCCCCAGCTTTTTACACCGTAAATGTCATCATTTGTTTTTTCTTGAATATTATTAGGGTCTGCTGATAATACAGTATATGTGTGATCCGCGGGTACTATAATGGATTTTCCGCTAGTGAGATTTATTTGAGTTTGACCCATATAAGGATCTGAAGTAGCACTTTCAAATTCACCAAACTGCCCGCGTGTACCGTATTTTTCATCAATACTGAAAGGCATTTCACCGCTATTTTTTTTAGCGTATTCTGCTATATTTTGAGCAATTCTATCTAACCTAGGATTAGGCTCTTCTTCTATTTTAGTTTTATTTATATCTATACCATCATCAAAAGCAGCCGTACCGTCTGCGTAAAATCCCATATAAGGATCACCTTCAGGTGCTTTTTTTGGTGGTTTTAAAGATTTTGGATCAAACTCAGGTATTTCTTGTGACTCCAAAGAAGTATCGGCCAAACTGGAATCCCCAGCGGCCGTTGTTTTTACTGGTTCCGTTGGTGGAGTCGTTTCCTCTGGAACCGTTGTCTTTCCCTCTTCTGCTTGTTTCCATCCGCCTGATAAGGCTAATTCTTCAACAGTTGTGCCAAACTCATTAGCTAAAGCTTCCGCTTCTTTTAATGTAATTTTTTTATTATCTACGATATAATGCATTAAATATTATATTATTGATTACTAATGTAAAAAAGCCCCGGGTGAGAGTTCATTAAATCTAATAAATTACTGAACTCAGATTTAACAGCGGATTTTGAGTTAAAATAAACCCACTTTTTTGTAGTTGGATCTAGCTTAATTCTAATTTGATCCGGGTTATCACTAGGTCCAAATTTAAAAATTTTAGCCTCTTGACCCGAAACATTAGGTGGTTCCTGGGCTCCTATAATCACCCCTTCCGCTATAGCATCTTCTTGTGCTTGTATCATCGCTTGTACGGTTTCAGGTTTTTTGTATCTAGAATCCAAATTATTCGGATTATTTGAGTTGTTTAATTTTGTATCATATCTTGCTTTACCCGCTAATGCTGCATCCTTATACGCTTGAATAATCATATCAGTAGCTTGAGACTTAAGGCCTTCTATTTTATCATTTAATGTACCGTCTTTTTTTGCCGTAATATATGCATCGCTAATTTCTTTCATGCGAATTTCTTCTAACTCAGCGGGTATATCTAATAAAAAAGCTCCAAATGCGTCGTTATCTTTAAATGCATTATTTAATGCTATCCTTTCAGCATTTTCTTCACGAGTTGTCATTGCATAGTTGTGGCTATCATAAAACACGGCTTTTTCTGCAACTTTACCCGGTAGCTCACTTACACCTATTGGATTTTTTAAAGAATCATATCTAGTGCCATTAAAAATTAAATGGCCACCATTTATTGTTACGCTTTGTACTCCGCTGTCTTGAAGTCCATATATGTTTTTATATAACGAAAAGTCGTTTACTAAAGAGTATTGATCTGATTGAATACCGTTGGTAATATTAACTTTTTCTTGGTTATATGTAGCTACTTCTTTAGCTAATGTTTGAAATTCTCTATTTATTTCATTCATACGGTCTACAGCATTTTTATATTCCATAGACGACGGGTCTTTTGTCTTAGCTACTAAATTTGCTAGCTCCGCATATTCATTTTTACCAGTGGTAAGTGTTTCTCTTACTGCAGCCTCCATTTCGGGAGACATAGATGTAAAATCAATATCTGTCTTTAAATTACCTAACCACTCTTTAACCTCATTTTGTTGAGCTTTTCTTTCTGCTTCAAATTCAGATGTAGCTGCACCAAAAGTTTTCATAAATTCTGCAGCATAGTCACCAGGTATCTGAGACTGTGCTAGTGCTGCTGAAGCACCGATTAAGCCAGATTGTGCTGTATTTTGCTTAGCCATTATTTATTATATATGACGGTTGATAATTAGAGTTATAGATTTTTTCTTCATCTTTATATGGCCAATATATTTTTGAATAAACTTGATCCATACCCTCGTAATTATTAGTACTTGTATTAGTATTTGTGTTTGTAGGCTCGTAATTTTTATAAGCCTCTAAGCCAGCTGCAGCAATATTACCAACACCACCTGCTATTTGACCAAATGCTTGTCGTTGAGCTACATTAGCGCCAGCTAACTGGTTCATTGACATACCTAACTCGGTAGAGCGCATTGAAGCTTCTAATTTTCTAGCCTGCTCAGCGCCTTTTAATTCTAATCCCATTATCTGCATTTCACCTTTAGCAGCTAAACCTTGATTTCTTGCTTCTTGTTGCCCAATTTGTGCCGCAGTAGCTTGTATGTTTCTAGCTTGCTGGTTAGCAATAGATTGTGCAAAAGCAGATATACCAGAAGACCCAGCTGCACCTCTTAAATTAGCAGTAATGTCCGCTAATCCCTGTTGTTGCTGCTCTGCTTGAAATTGAAACTGTTGTTGATTTACAGTAAGATCTTCGTATGGATTTTGTAGGTTTTGCGCTAGATTTGAAGTATCCTGAGTTCTATATGAAGCTAATGAGCGATCATATTCAGATTGAGCTTCTCGGCGACGCTGCGCTGCTTGAAAACTATTTACAGCGCCTAAGCCTAACTGAGCTAAACCTTGTATTGCATAAATTTCTGGCGTCATATTAAATTGTTTTATAAATTATTATTACGTATTATTCACTGCTTATAAAGACTTCAGAGCCTATGCCAAACAGCTCCATTCTTTGATTAGTATTACCTGTAGAGAACTTAACATCCGCATAGTACCCTATAAGACCAGAGGTATTTACAGTTTGGTTTTTAGAAACAAAAGTAAATGCCGATGTGTTTATTATTGTCCCTGCGGGTAATATACTATTACGCACACTAATTGTTTTTGGTAATGTATTTAAATTTATATCTGAAATAACAGCTATTTCTTTTATAGTATTGCCCTCTTGGTAAAATAGCCTATCACCTATAGAAATAGCGTTGTCAACGTCTATGTTATAATTAAATACATCCGTACCACCGGTTATTTCTGTTTGTTCAGATAATAAACCAACACCTAATATAGATAAACTTTTAAAATCTATATCACCAGCACCTGAATTATTATCCCAAGTGTCGTCTGTACCTTTAATGTAATTTTGATATAAATTTTCACGTTCAATAAAAGTTAATGCCGATGTGCCTTTTTCTTGGTCTGTTATAATTTCAGCTGTCCATTCAGCGTCTCCTTGGTATTCTAAAGTTTTAAAGTTTTTAATAGCGGCAGGCATGTCATTTAAAACTGCAGTAATAGATGAAGACTCTTGCGCACCATACATATGATTTCTACTTGTACCATTATGGCTATATAACTCGCCATTTTTAAAAGTATAATATATATTGTTTAAAGATATTCCACTGTATTGAGGTACCCAACTTGTTCTAGTTACCCAACCATTTACGGTTTCGCTAAATAAAACCTGCTCACCTTGGACTTTAGCATGGTAGGTATTTGTATATTCATCATAGCCGCCAAATATCTTATTGCTCACCTGGGCTGTCCATTCGTCTCTAAAATAATCTTTTAACCCTTTATCTGATATAACCGTTAAACCGTCTGCAGAAAGCCTTAAAACAGCTCTACGCTTCCTATCACAAAAATACGATCTAAACCCAAATGACGCAAATGACTCTGGTTGTGTAGATATACCGTACTCACCAGCAAAAGGTATTGCCTGACCTAAAACATTTTTTGTAGCTGTTAGATTGGTATTGCCGTCCGCATTAAATAATGCATCTTTATTAGCGAGTATTTTAAATACCTTGTCTTCACATAAAGCAATTAAATCGCCGCGTGCTGCCGCACCACGAGCTGATAGCTTCTGTATTGTACCATGTATTGGATTAAGGTCTTTAGTAATATCTTGAGCTATTAAAAACTGATTAGATTCATTAATACCCGATCTAGAGTTTATAATCCCACTAAATATCATTCCAGAACCTCTTCTTTCTTCTCTATAAGGCTCTTCTATAGTAGAGCTTACTCTTACTCCATTTCCAATAACGGGTGCGTTAAAATCATCTCTAATACGATTTGATTCAACACCATTACCGAAAGAATATGTATTAAAAAAGTTTAATGTTTGGTTTGTTGTTAAATTTGCATTATTAGTACCTAGTGCTATGGCGTCTGTAGCTTCGTAGTATAAATCCAAATCAGCAAGCTCTAAGGGTTCTGTTTCAAAAATTGCTGGATTTGTAGATGACAAAAATTCTTGATCAGTACCTAATTCTTTTTCCCTTAAAAGCTGTATTCCTGTTAATTGTGCCGCGGTAGGAGTACCACTATATTGTGAATCCGAAAAGTTTTTATCTAACTGTACAGTTAACATATTTCCAAGTATACCGGATATAGTACTTTGATAAGTTACTTGTGTAATATTTACTATTCTATATTCTTTAGCACTAATGTCAGTGTCAGAAGTATATCTAAATTTAATATAATTACCATTTGCTAAAGTTGTAAAAAAAGTTATATAGTCGTCTTCTTCTGATGGATAAGGACTAGTTCCTGAAATATCTGCAATAAATATTCTAAAAAAGCTAGAATTAGCTTGAGGTAGTAAAGGGTCGTAAGTAGCGCTAGCGGGAGCTGTAGCATCGTCCCACATTACGGTTATTTGATCGTCGGTAAGATTTGTATTATCCGGGTCAACAAGTAGTGTTAATTCAGTTTCTAAAGAAGCTGCCGTAGAAGAAAATGCTGATTTAATATTATCTTTAAAATTAGCTGAAGGTGCTATTTTTACAAAAAATCTTCCTTGAAATTCAGGCAGGGCTCTATCTTCTTTTCTAAATATTGTAGCTCTAAAATCTTGTTCATCACTTAAATTCGCTAACCAATTATCTTGTTGCTTAAAAGCTTGAGTAAAAGAAATTTCATATAATGCATATTGAGTATTAGATATATCTTTTACATAACCAGTTGGCCCGCCTTGTTTTATTTCATATATATAAGAATCGCCGGATCCATACTTATTACTAAATTGTATTAAGTTTCCTTTTTTAAATCCATCATAAAAATTAACATTTCCAGCTGTTGTTTCATCTGTATCTGGTAATCTAGGTGGTCCCCAAAATCTAACTCTTTGATCACCTACTTCAAAACCTAAACCACCTAAGACTTCAGTAAGACAATTACCTACCGCAAAAGCTGTAGGTACCTTTTTTAAATAGTCAGGTGCTTCGTTTTCAATAGCAAGTATTTTATTCTTATTATTTAAAGTTACCGGCGTATTGTTGTCATGTTGCTTTTTAAGTGTAATATATTGCCCCTCTTGTAATTTATTTCTTTCAGCAGAAGGAAAGCTTAACCAAATGCCACCATCAGCAGCTTCATAATATCTATCTAAAGCAATATTATAATATTCACTACTTGGATCTTTTACATAATATTTAAACTTACTTATGCCAGTGGGTATTGAAAAATTTGACAAACTAGCAACTAAAGAATTTGAATTATTTGATTTATCACCGTTTATAGTAACAGCACCCCCACCAGAAGTAAATACAGGTGATTCGCGACCATAGTCATCAATAAAAGTTATACCAATTTGATATTCTCTATCTGATTTTACAGATTCTTCTCCAAAATTACCTGCAGCATGTGTACTAGAAGAAACGCTACTTGTAATTCTAATATCGCTATTATTAATATTGTAGTTTTCTAAATAATTACCGTAAACTACTCTATTGCTTATTATTTCTTGAGCTTTTGCTTTTTTAGGTACATTATCATATAAACGCAATAATTGAGCACTATCAATTACTCTACCTAAAGTTCCAGAAGTAATATCAAAAGGTAAGATAGCGGGTTGCACAGTAGTAGTATTATCGTGATCAAAAGAATGTATTAAATATACATTGTTTGATCTAGCACCTTTATATAATAACTCTACCTCAATAACATCACTAGGTCTATCAGGCATATTAGATAGTGTTATTTTTCTAATAACACTTTCCATACCGATGTTATTACCATCTCTACTCAAATACTCAAATTCCCCTGGTACAAACGCTACTTTTGAAAACGGTGCGTAAGGCGAATATTCACCATCTATAAACTTATATCTATAAGTAAACCTTGGAAAGTCATTTTTAAATATAGGGTCGTCTTCTATAAGTAATAATTCCCAATCTATTGCTTGATTAGGTATATCCTCTGATATAGAATTTATAAGTATGTCAATGTCTGAAGCGCTAGTATAAGTATCTATCTCACCTCTAATTTCGTAATTATCTCTTGAGCCGTCTTCGTTATCTATGTACCCGGAAATAATAAAATCAGTGCTAGCATTCCCGCTCCAGTTAATATTTTGATCAAAAGCAACGTTAGGCACGTCACCTACAGCAACGTTATAAAAATTATGAGTTAACGTGACCGGCGTAATACCGGTACCCGCACCTGAATATATAGAAGGATATGCTGTAACAGTTAAAGCCTGATCTGGTGCTTTTCTAATAACTGTAATATCATCTTCAATAAAAAGCCTTATTTGCAATACTGGATTTGGCGGTGGTGTTGATGGTCTGTATACCTGCGTAGTAGCATTTAAACTAGTTGTATTTCCAGTGCTACCTGCTTTAAAAGTTTCAATATTAATCTTACGCGGCTCATTAAGGTCATCCGTCCAAAAAAGCATACCGTCAATAATATTAATACCTGTAACAAGATAATTAACATTAAAGTTTAATATAGGGTCACCGGTTTCGCCGCCGTCTCTAGCATCTACAATTACAGGTGCAACCTCATTACTATCTTCATCATATTCTAGTATTGCGTCTACATTGCTAGCGGATGAGGTAATAAACCAGTATATTTTATTATTCTGTGTGTCTCTTGCTGCACCAATAACTACTGGCGATACTAAACCAAATTGGTTGCTCCACGTTTGATTGCCAGGTGCATTAACAAGTTTAGTATTACTAAGCATGTTTTCAACAGCCCCTACATCGCTACCTTCAGAAGTACTTATCTGTATGTTCTGAGCATCTCTATATTCGCCCTTAGGAACCAACCTCTCATCGAGGTCTTTGTTCATACGGCCTTTTAAAAAGTTTCTTGTTAGTTTTGGCATGTGTTAGTGTTTAATCCACTTAGACTGATTTCTCATTACCTGCGCTAGCTCAGCTATCTTCAGATTAGATAAGCGTAGCTTAGCGTTTCTTTTTGCTGCCCTTAGCTCTTTCTTATAACGAGCTATTTGATATTCTGGAACATTTGCTCTAGTATTAAGTATTGCATGTGCCATGTATTTATACATTGCTTCTTCTGCAAACTTATGTACTTTCATTTCTTCATCGGTAGCTAAACCATCACTTATATATTTAAGTGTAATAATTTGTCCTGATAAATTAGAACTAAATCTAGCAACCCCTTTTAGTTGGTCAATATAAAATACACCATTGCCTTGCGTTCTTTCTGGGTCTATACCGTATCGGTTACCGTATCGGTACAATTCAAATATATCAGCATCGCTTAGATTAGATTTATCTGAAATATCAGCACCTGTATTTGCATTTTTAAAATTAATTACTGTTGAAGACTCTTCGGCTTCAAGTAATATACCATTAGAATCAAAAGTGTAATTAAAATTTGAGTCTTGCAAAGGCGCCACAGCATTGCCTGTATCTCTAGTAGGGTATATTATATGTTGTATACCAGCGTTATCTGTCCAAGAAAAGTTAATATAATTAACATAGTCTTGAGGCAAAGTCATTGTTAACGCGGGGCCTAAGTCTATTTCTATAGCTTTTGTAGAAGGTAATGTGTCAAAGCTAAATTCTTGAATAGCCCGTTGTGCATGAAAACCTACGTCAGTACGCTTAGCTTTAGGTATAAGCTTACCTTCACCAACATAAGCAACCATAAAATTGTTTACAATATCTTTTATAGTAATAAATTGGTAACTCCCATAATCACTACCACTGTAATAAGTCGATGCATTTTCGTTTAGTAGACCCATCTATTATGCTTTTTCTTGTTGTACTTTTTGATTTTCTAACCCACCACCGATCTGTATAAGGCTTGGGTCTTTTAATGCTATACCCGCAAGCTCTATAATCTTATATATTAATTCAGTTTCTTCAGAACTATGCAGCTCAAAGTTCTGCAAATCAACACCACTACTGTTGTATACAGGTGCGCCAGCAACAATTGTATATGTCCATTTTACATCTGCAGGCTTTTTAATATAATCAACAACCACATTAGTTACTGCAGACAAAGGTGTAGCAGAAGTATAAACATAGTAACCGCCATCTTCTTCGTAATACATTGGGCGATCAGCAGTTGGTGTAGCTAAGGGTGATAATAATATGTCTTTAGCTTCTTTTTTTGTTACCTTATCTGCTTCTGCGTTTGATACGTAAATAGAAGATAATCTATATAAATCGTTAGAAGTAAGTGTTATTTTGTTTGAAGCAATACTTAAATCTGCAGCAGCTTTACTTTTTTGAAATAAAGCTATCTTTTCCTGTAACATACTAACCATATCAGCGTGACCGGTATCATTACCAGGTATACGCATGAATTGATTTAGGTCATAAAAATATTGCTCAAATATATCCATCTGAGCAATGTTCGCCATATATTCAAACTCGTTTGGCGGTAAATATCCTCGTTTCTCTTTATTGAGTACGGCTAATACTTTTTGATATACAGTGTTTACACTTACACTCATAGTTTTATATATTAAAAAAAATAGGGATCGTTTGCACGACCCCTACTTTATGACTTAAAGTCGTTTTTCAATCGCATTCAAAACTTCCATACCTTCATCTGTTTTGAAGTAGGCAGCAAGCGCTGAATAAGGATGTTCATCAAAAGGAACGGTCATTAATTTACGACCAGTATTCCCGTAAGAGAATGTTCTATTGTCTGCTGATAAATTAATAACTCCTAATTCCGTAGCTTTTATACCGATGTTACGCAAATGTACGTTGTCGTCATTTGCTAGTTCTAAGAACAAACCAGGTTCATTCTTAGCGAATACAAGTAAATCGCGTTTAAGCTCCTTAGAACTCATTGTAGATACCGCAGATCCTATTTCTGCACGCAAAATTGCTTCTGCTTGGTCAATATCCATTGCAACCGCGGTGTTCATCGCTTCTAATTCAAGCTCAATAGAATGCACTTGGTCTTCAGCAATGGCTTCAGGTTTATGCTCTTTAATTTTACCTGTTAATGTATATGGGTGATACAACGATAAAAATTTTTGTAAAGCTACCTGCTCTTTTGGTACATACAGTTTGCCATTTTCAAAAATAATTCTTCCTAATGTTGATGTACCTTCTTGCTCATCTACAAAAGGTGTTTTTTGGTTTGTAGCATAACGTAGTTCGCGCTGGTAACCTTTTTCTTTGTCAAACCAAAGCATAGGTCTTTTAGCAGTATGCATTGAAGGTATAGACCATATTAAAGGTGTCTTATTACCTGTCATTTCATATAAGCGGTCTTTATATTCCCACTTGGGTTCTACAGATGCTGTTAATGGTTTATCGGCATTTTCAAATGATACTACCGGTGCCTCTACAGGCATTTCTTTTTTTGGTGCAGCCTTTTTAGCTGCAGGTTTTTTAGCTGTTGCCATGATATAATATAATTAAATAAAAGAAAAATAAAGCCCCCGGCCGAAGCCGAGGACCATATTAAATATAAGCTATTACGCTTTCAACAATACAAAATTGTTAGCTGCTTGTACACAAAGTGCACGCTCAGACAAGAAGTGAACGTTCATTGCATCTTCGTCACTAGTGTAGTTGCCACCAACTGAACCAGTAACCCAAGACTTCATGCGACGATCATCAACCTCGTTAGCGCGGTAACGTACGTGCAAGAATGGACGTGCAACGTTTTTACCTAAGTTTTCATCGTAAACCGTAGAAGTACCTGCTGGAACCAATACGCCATCGATGTCACCAATAAGGCCACGAGTAGTTGCATCGTTCAAGTATTTCCAGTCGGTTTTGTAGAAGTCGTAAGAACCGCGACGGAAACCAGAGAATCCTAAGTTCAATGCCATATCTTCTTCGTTATTAAATACACCGAAAGAAGTACCACCAGCACCGTAAGAATTTTGAGCTGCAAGCATGTTGTCAATCTCTAAAGATGTAGAACGATCTAAGAACATCATGTTTTCTTCAATAGCACCTTGCTTGTCTAATTGTGCTAGAATGTCGTCAAATTGACTTAAACCACCAGCGCCATCAAAATCAGCACCTGAATAAACAAGACCGCGATTTTCAATAGCTTCAAACATACCCTCAGTACCATCAAGAGATGTTGTACCAGAAGCGCCTTTTTTCTCAGCTTCAACCATAGACATTTCTAGGTAGTCTTCAAAACGTAAACGAGACTCGTGCTCAGACTTCAAGTACCATAGGTAACCAGAAGTACCAGCTTCAGAAGTAACTTCAATCCAACCAATTTGAGCTACATCAGAACCAGCAACGCTGTATTTATCACGTAGAATAATTGGTTTATTATTGAAAGTTTGAAAGTTAGCATCACGAGAAATTCCAACGCTTTCAGAACCCTTAGCATATTCAGAACCGAATACAAATCCAGATACAGTTGTTCCAAGCCCACTTAAATCAGCAGCGCCGTAGACTTGTACTTTAACAACAGCACCAGCCGCTTCAGTAGAAACTAGTACTTTAGCAACTGCATTAGTGCTATCAGCTAAAACTAAAGTCATTCCTTTAGCTAACAAATCAGCTTCAGCGCTTGTACCAAAAGTTAAAGTAACCTCACTATTCGCTCCACTAGCACTTTGTCCATTAGTAACGCCGCTAAATGCGAGGTGCAAACGTCCTTGTTCTGACCAAATAATTTGATCTGAAGCTACTGGCATTTCTGCACTTACCATACGTAAGAAACCGCCTACAGTACGTTTACCGTAACGCTCAATTTCTTTTTCATATACCTCAGGAAGGTATTGTTGTGACCACTGGCTAAAGCTAGTGTCAGCAAAGTTTATATAATTTGACGCATCCGGAGTTTTAGTTGGACGCGGTGTTAGTGACGCTGGGAATGCGCCTCCACTCATTGTTGCCATTATTATAAATTTTTAATGGATTATTATTTATTAAATCTAACCTTAAGCTTAGAAGCGCTTTCTCCACTATCAACTGCACGTACAGTCCAGCCGTTAGATGTAGTAACTTTCTCATGCACCCCTCTCGGGTCCATATCTACATTCTTGGCTTTAGCCATACTTGATTTAAGAGCATCGGAGCGACCTTGCTCATAAAAATGTTGTGCAACTTGATCTGCGTTCATTGCTGTAAACAGAGATTTGTGATAACCCTTAGCATCTGACATCTCACCCTTTTCGTTCAAGAACTTCTTAATAAAATTGTTAATGTCGCCTTGGGTCTCTTTAACCTCACTAGCATTCTTTACTTTAAAGCGGTATTTCTTTTCGCCGACGTTAAAATCGAAACCTTCGAATTTGTCGTTAAAAACTTTAGCACTTTCTTGCTTAAAACGCGTAGTTTGTCTTTCTGCAACTTTAGCAGCTTCCTCACTTTCTTTATTATAACGATTGAAAAATTCAACCGCTTTTTGCTGTTCAGGATTCAAACGTGATCCTGCTTTAATTTCTTCGTAGTATTTAGACTTAAGTCCGTCTAAATAATTTTTAGCATTTGCTAATGCTTGTTTACGCTCTACCTTTTTACGTCGCACTTCACGCTCGTCGTCAATGTCTTCATCGTATGAAAACTTGTCTTCCATCATAAAGTCGATGTCCTCATTATCTAAATGTGGGTTCGTACTTTGGTAGTATTCACGAAGTAATTGTTCTTCGTTTAACGCACTGTAATCTGTATTAAGGCGAACGTAGTCTTCTAGCGTTCCACCTGTTTCATTCATAAAGTCTACAACCTTTTGAATGTTTTCAGGTAATTCAGCACCAGACTCTTTTGCTTCTTCAATTGCCTCAGCAACTTCTTCTTGAAGCTCTTCAGCAGCCTCTTCAACTTCTTCTTCTGTAATTTCCTGTAGTACAGGCTCTTCTTCTGCAACCTCTTGAGCAGGCTCTTCAGTCTCTTCTGTTACTACTTGCTCTTCTTCGGTGTCCCGTACTTCTTCAACCACTTCTTGGCTACTTTCTTCGTTTCCGGGTTCTTCGACAGCAGCATCGCTGTCATCTGTGCTTTGCTCTTGAATGGCATTTTTACTGAAGTCTACTTTAATTGTACCATCATCATCTATGCTGGTAGCTGGTTTAAATTCTTCACTCATGATAAAATATTATATAATTATATATGGTTATTATTACTTAGGTTCGAAGGTTCCTAAACCAAATCCACCGCCAATGATGTCATTTCCAGCAGATTCAAAGTTTTTAGGACCTGTTTGCTTCTGTCTTTGCTCTATTAATTCGCTTTGTTGAGAAGCTTGTAATTTGGTTCTTTCGTCTTTACGGTCTTCCTTTTGTTTCTCTTTTGTCTTTTGTCCTTCAACCTCAATACCCTTAAGTTGCATATTGTAGTTGAATTCAAGTGCCATAAGTTCTTTCTTAGCCGCAACCTCTGCTTGCATTTTTTGTTGTTCCATCTGTCCTTTAAGCTGCTCTAGCTGTGCTTTTGTTTGGAACAACGCTTGGTCTTTCTGTACTTCCGCTTGTGCCGCAACTTGTTGTGCCTGTGCATTTGCTTGCGCTTGTGCTTGGATATTTTGCTGCTGCATCATTTGATCACGCTCCAGCTTTTTCTTGCGGCGTAACTTTAATAGTTGATTGGCTAGCTTAATATTTCTAACTTCACGAATATCTATTGCATCGTCTAAATCAATCAAACCTGCAGAAAGTGCGGTCTGTATATTGTTTTCTAATAATGCTTTTTCTTCTTCGTCTGGCGCTAGTTCTAAGAATATACCAAAATCGTATAAGTGTAATTCTTTAAGCTCTTCAAGTGTAGCTACATTAAATCCACCAATTTTCTGTATAAATGCCTCTTTAGAGCTGCTGTATTCTAAAACATCTGAAATACGTAGTGATAAAGCTTCCGCGGTTTCAGCAGTTAAGAATAAACCTGCATCAAGTATGTGTCTTGTAGCTGTATTTGAATTTGCGGCCGCTAGTTTTTGTACACCAACTAATGCTCTTGAATCAGGTGTAGAACCGTCACGCGCTTCATTAAGACCCGTAACATCGCGAATCATCTGCAAGTAATAGTTATACGTCTGTATAAGCGTTTGTAGTTTTTGACCACCCGCACCTGTTTGTAAAGGCTGTATAGGCACTTTACCAGGATTCATATCACCCTCTTGCGTAAATGAGCGCCCAATAACAGAACCTGTTTGGAAGAACATGTTAAGCGCTTCCTGCGGATTGTAGTTTGTACCGTTACCTAAATCAATTTCAGCTAAACCGTCAGCATCCATATAAACACCATCAGGCATCATTTTAGATAATACCTGCTGCATTTTTAAATGCGTAAGCTGAATCATATCAGCAAAACCGGTACAACGGCTTACAATAGATTCAATCTTACCTTTGTACATACGTGGGGCTACGATGTTGTAATTCATTTTCACCTTGGTATAATCGCTTTTAGGACGCAACATATTTTTAGCCACCTCCCACTTAAGCAGATGCTTAGTGCCTAATACTAATGCACCTTCATATAAAACTTCTAGCGACTGCGATAACTTGCCAAACTCTTCACTGTCTGCTGGTGGGTTGTACTGGTCGTCTCTTTCAATCGCTTTTTCAGCACCTGTTGCAGTCTTCTTAGTTTTATAAACTTCGTTCATGTAAGTTTTGTAATTAAAATACAAAATTTGAACGTTATTACTATCTCTATATGTATCCTGTGTATTACCTGTTGTAGCGTAGCCACGATGCGTTTTAGAGTTTTGCTGTTGTATTTTCTCTAGCTCTTCGTTTGTTAAATCAGGGAATTGCTTTTTAAGCTCATTAATAGGCACCCACTTAACTTCACCTACATAATATATATCTTCAAAATACGGTGATTCAGTATATGAATAAACCAAATTAGCAGGGTCAACGTAATCTATTTTAATACCTTCTGACTTGTTAAAAGTATTTTTAACTGCGCCAATGCCTAATGTGGTAATATCTTGGTATACTCTTTTCTTAATTAAATTGTATTTGTTTCCGTCAAGTAAAGTATTTATTGCAACCTCTTCAGCTACTTCAATGCCCTGCTTATAACTAAGCTGCATGTGAAGCTCTAGCTCTTCTTTTGATTCCGGTAAAGCCGTGGGGTCGTTCTCATAAAGATTAATACCGAAAGCTTCTTGAGCATAGTCGTTAATCTCTTTGGTTTGCATATCACGAATAATAGAGTTCATGTACTCTGTACGTTTTGAAACACCAAACGGATCTTGTGAATATGCTTTTATATCAAATGCTCTATCGGCAATACCATTAACTACAATATCTACAAACTTAGATAATATAGGTACAGGCTTCCAGTCTAAATTAAGATAAGACAAATCACCATTTATTGATAATTCATCTTTATACTTTTGAATGCTTTGCTCGCCTCTTGCGTATAATCTTAAATTGTGAAATGAGCTTTGGTTGCTTTGGTAGCGAATTGCTCCAGAGTTGCTTGAAAACCACTCTTGCTCAATCGCACGTCCTACCTTTAAGCCATATTCCGTAGACAGCTTTTCTTGGTCTGAAGCTACCTGGCTTGGGAAGAAACTATTTACAACTGAATTAGCCATATCTTATTTTATTATTTTTGAAGTAAAACCATCTTGATTATATCGAGCAATCTTAAGGTTTAATTTTGTTTTTTGTTGTTGTCCGACGGGTCTGTATAAATCTTTGTGGCAAGCCATAATAGCGAGGCCAGAACTAATAGCGGCATCATATTTTGTTCGGTTATTTATGTCAAATTTAGACCAATCGTTTAAAGTCTCGTTAAAGTACATGGTTCCATACTCCCCTTCTGCTATTTGTCCGACATGCTCGTTTATGTACATCTCTATTGCAGCTGCATGTGATTGTTTCATATCCATGCTTGAGTTTGGTATACCACCTATTTCTTTTTCAGTTACGGAAAGCTTATTCCATAATCTGTCAGGTCGGTTCATCGAATAACCCCTGTACCCTCTTCTTTTAAAATGGTAGAGTAATCTAGGTTTGTTATTCTCAGCAAGTATAGGCATTCCGTAAAAGACACATGCCATAAGCACATCTTCGAAAAATATCTCTGCTGTCTGAGGCCTAGCAATGTATTCTAAAAAAAATGTACTAGGTGGTGCATCTTCCATTGTGAATTTTGTTAATCCGTGTAATGCACCTTTAGAGCCCCTGCCGTCAGTCGTTCCTGAAATATCGTAACTATCACAACCAAATGCACCAATATGTTCATTAGCTGGATATTTAACACCGTTTTTACTTATATGCTTGTTCTGCAAATGTGTACCTGGTATCCAAGATACTTTAAATCTACCTTGTGGGCTAGGTGTAAACACTACATTTGTGTCTGGTACACCGTTAACCCATTGAAAATTACCCTGCGTTATAGTATTAGTATTACGTAGATCCTGGTTATAATCAATCTGTTCGTAGATTTTTGCTAAGTTAAAGATGCTATTTTTAGTTTCATCTCTAAATGCGTGGTCTTCTGTACGCGGGAACTGCCTGTAGTATTCGTTTAAAGCATCCTGGTCTTGTTTAAGGCCATCAACTTCATTTTCCCAGTAATCTATAACCCCTTGTTCAATAACGTCACCAAACGGGTCCAAAACCTCTCCATCAGGATTATTAAATACGGGCTGCCCGTACTCATCAATAAATCCTTCGTAGTTCCATTCCATCGGGATGAATAATGAATACAGTCCGGATTTAGTTTGTCCATTAGAGTTTCTTTTAATTACGTTTGAATCGTTATATAATTTTTTAAAGTTATCACCGCCTTTATCTAAAGCGTTCGATGTTGAACCCATTAAACACTTACCAATAATACGTGCACCAAGTCTTAACGTTGTTTTTGTAACTCGCCAATTGTTAAGGATGTTGTCTGGTCTTTCCCATTTACCACTTTCGTCGTGGACAAGTAGTTTAAGCTTTTCTCCATCGTAAGAGTTGTCACCAGTGTTTTTCCAGTCAATTGTTGTATCAAGTCCTTCAAGCTCTATTTGTTTTTCCTGCGATTGTATGGATTTCCTAGTGAGCTTAGAAGCCGGAACTCTATAAGCAAGTTCGGTTTTTGGCCGATCCATACCGTCCTGGATAGGTTTGAAGAAAAACGGATAGTTAACTGAGATTGGGACAACTTTGTCGGTAAACATCTTTTTGGCATC